GCTGCATCAGTAACGGATATTACTGATGCAGCACCAACAACAACATTTGATGCAGCAACTGTATCGATTATCTCTAACAGTACTACTGTTGGAACAGGTGACGTATTTGGTAAATTTACTGTAAGAGCCGTAGGTTCTTCTACCGAAGATTATATTGTTTCATTAAATCAAGATTCAAGAGACTTTATCGTAAATGTACTTGGTGATAGACCAAAAGGAAAAAACACTAAGCTTTATGTTGAATCAGTATTTCCTGATTTGATTAAGAAATTGGATGCTGATGGACTCGTATATGGAGTATCGTCAACAATTATCAATGCAACAACATCAACTTTCACTAACTACCAACAATCATTCAAAACACCTGAGACACCTTGGATTGTATCTGAATTAAGAGGTAGTTCAATTGATAGATTGTTCAAATGCGTTTCTATCTCTGATGGTAATTCAGCAAATGAAGAAATTAAAATTTCGATTGCTAACATCGATCCTATCACTAAAGAATTTGATATTCTTGTTCGTGATTTCTACGATACCGATGCTGCAATTAATATCAAAGAATCATTTGTAAGATGTTCAATGCAAAAAGGTCTCAACAATTACGTAGGTAATAGAGTTGGTACTATTGACGGTGAATATGACTTACAAAGCAATTACATTATGCTTGATATTGATGCTAATGCACCGGAAGATTCATTCCCTGCAGGTTTCGAAGGTTATGTTTATTATAACTTTGCAATTTCTGCAACATCAGCATCATCAATTGGTCAAACACCATCAGTTCTTTTCAAGCAATCTTATACAACATCTGATAAGGTTAGCAGAACATACTTAGGTATTTCTGAAAGAGCTTACGATGGTACTAATTTGGTTGGTACTGGTATTGATCAAAACATCTACAATTTTGCAGGTGTTGATATTAGTTCAATCAATGGAAATGCAACATCTGGACATGTGAAAACAAAAGGTTTCCACTTAGATTCAGGTGCAACTGGTACATATTATGATGGTTCAACTTTAGTTGGACAATTTATGACTGGTGCTGGACATTTCCAAACCGCAAGCGATGTAACTGATCCATCTAATCCTTACAATCTTAAAATTTCAAGAAAATTCACATTAGTACCTTACGGTGGTTTTGATGGATGGGACGAACATAGAGTATCAAGAAGTAATGGTGATCTTTATGGTAAAGGAAAAGTATTTGATGGCGTTGTTGCTGGAGCTACTCCAAGCAATGATTTCCAAGCATGGGAAGCAGGTATTACTACATTCGCTAATCCAGAACAAGTTACAATCAACTTATTTGCAACTCCCGGTATTAATTTCAGTGATAACTTATCACTTATTAACGAAGGTATTGACTTAGTTGAAACACAAAGAGCAGATTCATTGTATCTTATCGATGCACCTGATCTCCCTGATACTCCTTCATTGGCTCAAGACATCGTAGATTTACTTGATACTACTGATATTGATACTAGCTATGCAGCAGTATACTATCCTTGGATTCAATTAAAAGATAGTACAAACAATGTTAACGTATTTTTACCTCCAACTGTTGAGGTAGCTAAATCTATCGCATTCAACGATAACGTTGCATTCCCTTGGTTTGCACCAGCAGGTTTACAAAGAGGTGTTACTGATGCTAAGAAAGCAAGAAGAAAACTTTCTCAAGATGAAAGAGATACCATGTATGATGGCAGAATTAACCCTATGGCTACATTCCCTGAAACTGGTGTTGCAATCTTCGGTCAGAAAACATTACAGAAGAAACAATCATCACTTGATAGAGTTAACGTAAGAAGATTATTGTTACAATTGAAAGTGTTGATCTCTAACGTTGCTATCAGACTTGTTTTCGAACAAGATGACCAGACAACTATTGATAATTTCTTGAATAAGGTTAATCCTATACTTGAAACTGTTAGAAGAGAAAGAGGTTTGGAACAATTCCGTGTTAAAATGGATGATACAAACAACAGTCCTGAGACTAGAGATAGAAATGAATTATATGGTGAAATCGCAATTGTACCTACCAAGTCAGTTGAATTCATCGGATTACAATTCACTATTTCACCATCAGGTGCTTCATTCGCAGCATAATAGTAAATTACATAGAAATAAAGAAGCCCCTTATTGGGGCTTTTTTATTTTTGTTTGTTTCTTTACTAGAATATCTTGGGTATTAATGTAGTTCGTCTCAATAAAAAATCTAAATCTTTCAGAATTATCATCGTTCAAATAATAAACCCAAAGACATTTATCTGAGGCTAAATAGAAATCATCTATTGTTATCTTTTCAATGAGAAATTCGCTATCTATAAGTGTATCGCATAATTTTACCCACAGATTTATAGATAATATAGCCTTTACAAAAAGCTCTCTATTATCAAGTTTTCTATTAGCTTTTATGAAATACGCATTTTCTTCATTTTTAGAAGGCATTGGACTTTGTAATTTTAGTACAATATTAATAAAAATTTCCATTATTCGTAGTATTTATCTTAAAATCAACGGTAAAACCTTTGATCAAAAACGAGATAAATTAAATTTTAAACATAAAAGAACATGGCAGATTTATTAAGAGGTATTCCCTTTGACTATGAACCAAAAAAGAAAAACAGATTTTTTGTAGAGTTCGCAGATGAGCTTGGAATTGAAGTTTGGAAGGTTCAAACGATAGCCAGACCCAAAATGAGCATCAATCCAGTTGAAATCCATTGGATTAACGAAGTTAATTACGTTGCTGGTAAGTATAAGTGGGAACCACTGGAAATTACATTTATTGATACTATTGGCCCATCTACTTCCACTAAATTAATGGAGTGGGTTCGTCTTCATGCTGAATCACTAACTGGAAGAATGGGATATGCTGCTGGTTATAAAAAGACTATTACTATTAAAGCCTTAGACCCTACAGGTGTTGAGGTAGAAAAATGGGTTTTACAACAATGTATGATTACTAACATCGATTTTGGCGATAATGCACAAGATGATGATGAAGTACAAACGGTGACTTTAACTGTTCAACCTTGGAGAGCCATCCTTAATTATTAATTCTAAGAATGAAATCAGGTATTTACAGCATTACTAATATAATCAATAAAAAGATTTATATTGGTAGTGCTTTAAACATTAAAAAAAGATGGCGAGATCAAAGAATATAATGTAAGTCAAGGAACTATTATGTCAATTATTAAATATAAAGGATGGTCACACATTTAAAATTTTACCTTAGTTCTATTTAAACAAAAAGGACTGCATGTGACTGCAGTCCTTACTTTTTGATTGTTGTTTTAAAATTGCTTAAGCGAGACTGTATTTGGTCTCACCCTGCTTGGTCTTAGCTGTGTTAATTCTAACATTTTCAGCGTTAACCAAATCAGAAATAGTTGCTCTCAAATTCTTTACACCGAAACGTGTGTTAGCAACTGTAAAAGTGATTCCCTTGCCAGAACGCAAGTAAGCCCATACTTTAGCTTTTTTTGTTTTGTTTGTAGACATAATTTAATTGTTTAATTGTTTAATTAATTAGATTGTAAATATATGTCATGGAATTGACAATTCCAAATATTCTGGCAATTATCTATTAAGTTGTGCCTCCGTGTAGTCAGTTAATTTACTCCAATTAGCATCAAAAATTTCGTCAGCCAGACCAAGATCACAAGCCTCTTTTGCAGTCAAATAAACATCCTCTTCTCTATCCATTTTAGTACGAAGCCACTTTCTTATATATTGTAGGGTCTTATTGCTCATCTTTCCACTTTCTTTCATTGCTTTAGAGTAAATATCCAACATAGTCTTATCAGCAACTTTTTTTTCAAATTTAATTGATGACCTTACTTGTTTAACAGTACCCTCAATACCTATAGTTCCATCATGAAACATGAAATAACTATTTGGCATCATCACTCTTTTATTTCCAGCTTGAAATATTAAGGAAGACATTGAACGGGCATGTGTGTAGTTTAATATTGTTACAGGCCAAGGGAAGGTACGTATCGCATCATATATGCTCATTCCTTCGCACCAATCTCCCCCGCAAGTTTTCATATGAATTACTAATGGTGTTTCTGGATTAACACGCATACAAATGTTTATGTTGCGTATAAATCGATTAGCCATTACGAATTCAACTCCCGGTTCCCTAGCTGCTTCTACACCAGCACCACTAATATAGGATTCTATACCCATAAGATAGATATGGTTGGATTTCAAATCCAAATCTCCCTCAAGGACATAATAAAGCGGATCGTCCTGCTTAAATTTTAATTTATGATCAAGTTTATAATTTGGAGCAATAGCCATCTTAATTAAGTCTAAAATACCGTTATTTCCCAGTTTCTACTTCTATAAATACTGAAATAGGGGAAATTAAGGATAAAACTCAATTATTGGGTATTTTCCACCAATCTAGGTAAAAAATCAGAGTAATCTAGGCACTCTATAACCTTGTAATTTGGATTGATCTCGTTAAGCCACACAACATACATCCCTTCGATAATAATGCCTGTATTGCGCATTAAAATCGATTTATAGGCCGATAATTGAAGGGAGTAGATGTTGATATGGGAATCATCAAGCTTAAACATGGGGTATTTCAATTTTTGGCTATATTGACTAGTCATTGTGAAGTCTTTATTGGTCTTCCAATCCCATATCTGGAAGCACTGTTTCTTTACATTCCAGAAGAGAATATCCATCATACCAGCAAGACCCCATAGCTCGTCATAGACAACGAATTCCGTCTTGATTGGAATTAGTTTATTGAAGGTATCTTGATAAAAATTATCAACATAACCTTTTACTATATCATACTCAGGTTTTATTGTATCTTCACCTAGTTTTTTTAAGACCTCTTCTGCAGGGTATTGAAACACTTTATTGTTATACAATAGTTCTGCATAATTGTGTATTATCGAACCCTTTACTTTGGATTTATCATTAATTGCTTTCCACATAGTAATAACTCCCTGTGGAGTCATACCATATTCTAAGGCTTTAATCTCTGACCAGTACTGTTCATCAAAAGGTTCCTGATATTTATGCAAAAGCGTAGTTACGGAGATAAGGTTTTTATCACCCAAATAATACTTATGAACATCATCATGAAATTTGATCCCATTGAACTTATTAAATAAGTCTGCTGGAATGGGAATGTCTAAATTCATTTAGTTACTCTTCATATTGTGGTCTACCATCAAATTTAGACTTGTTGACTTTCTTCAAATCTTTTGATTGTCTTTCTTTTTTTAATTCCTTCTTTCCTTTGAAATCGAATTTGGAATCTTTCCAAGTTCTACCCATAAAACAAATTTAGTTAATTCTTATGTTATTTTGCAAGATTTGTGTCAAATCTATTTTTTCAAGGTCTGTAATGATTCCATCAATATCTGCTGGAAGACCTGAATACGCATGAATATGCTGAATAATTGCCTTTCTATATATCTCCAATATTTGGACGACTAAATCCCCTCTAACCATAGGATGTGCTTCACTGAAAACTCTTGCTATAGTATCCGCATCATAATTCACTGCTGGTAATTTTGGATCACCTTCGTGAGCAATAAGTGCTATTTTATCTGCCAACTGGATAATTGAAGATTGTGTACCATCTGCATTAATATCCATCTGAATTGTTGCAGGATTCTTTTTATTGAGCTTTAGAATATCTTTTACTTCATGTCTTCCAGCACGTATTAATACTTGTTTTGGCTTCAACATCATCTCAGTATTATCACGACCAATGAGTCCAATATCTACAATGCTTGGAAAAACTCCAACTGCATCGGGATACGTAGAAGGTGCTCTATCAGGTGCACCTAATCCAACATTTGTTGTAGATAGTGCAGTAAGAAATCCATCACGTCCAATTTTATGAAGTTGTGATACTACACTTCCAACCCAATGTCTACCTCTTTGTGGATAACGTATATCTTCTAAAAATACTCTCACCACCTCACCAACTTGTGGGTATATGTGAAGAAATTTTGGTATCGCAGGATAAGCAAACGGAAGATCATTATTTAGTGTTCTCAAATCCAGTTCTTGAATTCTTACTTGAATTCTTCCACCTTCATATTGATCATCAACACTAACGACCTCACCGTAATACATATTCTTTACGGCATTTTGCTTATTGGTTTGTTTACCATAAGGATTGCTTCTTTGCGTATATTTTTCTTCGAATGGCATTACTTCATTAATTTTTCAATCATCTTAGCATATTCTTCTTCTACCGAAAGTAGCTCTTTTTCTTTCACATCGATAGTTTCAATGAGATTTAATATCTCACTTTTCAACAATTCGTGTTTAGTTTTCAATGAGTTAATCTTCACTAATACTTCGGTCTCAGTTAATTCCTTTTCCATTATTGTATTACTGCATATCCTGTTGCTATAGTTATTGTACTTCCAAAAACAGTAACTGGGCCAGATGGTGAAGAACCATTTGCTGTTAGTGTTGTTCCGGGTGGTATTGCTATTGTTATTTTAGCATCTTCTTGAAGTGCTTTAATTATCTCTTCAATTCTTATTCTTTCCATTATTTCATCAGGGCTTACACCACCAGATGGTAATGCTCCAACAGGTAAACCAGCCTCACTTTTACGCTGAATAATAGCACTAGCTATTTTTATTGCAGATAAACCGGGACGGTTTGCCCCACCCACCATAATCAAAGGTGGTGGCACACTTGTAGTTCCACCAGCATTCTGGAGTTTGAGAATCTTATTGATTGCTCCCATTATTGAATCAAAACTACCAAAATTTATTGCCATATTATGCTAATGAATTTAAAATGTTAGTAAAGGCTTTCATTTTTTCTCTTAAAATAACTGTCGTTACAGGTACTATGAGTTTTATGAGTTCCGTCTTTAATGTATTAAAGATGAATTCATTCAATAAAGAAGATGCAGAATCTGCAATACATTTTATTAGGTTATTTTGTTTCTTAATATCGTCTAAAGGATTTCCTAAAGCACCAGACAAATTATCGTTATTTTTTAATCCGTTGACCATACCGATTAAAAGTCTCATTTGTGGTGATGTTGTTAATGACGTGATTATAATAGCTAACATTGTATCTATTAATCTTTTAAAAAAACCATCTCTTATAGCATTTTTATTAGTTGGATTAGTTTGGGTTGTGTCTTTACCAAAACTATTATCAATTAAAGAACCGAAATTCTTTCCAACTTGTTGTGGGTCTGTTGAACCTGTCGTGTTTATAATCAACGTATTCAAATCATCTAAACTTACGTTACTGTCAATAATACTACAACCCACATCAACTTTAGCTTTACCAGTTAATCTGTTATTAGCCTTATCTTCTATTTCCAATAAATCATCTTGAGTCAATTCAAGACTTTTATTATCTTTGGCTATCTTGTCTACAGTCTTATTAATTTTTTCCTCTTCTTTTATTTGTGAAAGTGTTTTATCTTGTTTTGCAGATGTTGTACCGAACATTGCATCAATAACACCTGAAAGAAATTCTGTTTCGTTAATTAACACTAATCCACCAATAAATGCTACAATGAACACACCAATTGTTTGTGAGGTCACTACTGGTCTTATTTTTAACTTATCAGTAGTCTTATCATAATTAAGAACAACAGCACCAGCACCACTCCCATGAGTTATATCAGTACCTGCATTATTTATTGCGTTATAGATAGATTTATCAAAATTGTTGGCATTATTTCCATATATTAAACCACCAACAGCACTACTAGGATTAGTTTTTAGTTTTCCATGAAGATCAATAGATTTCATAGGAAATTGATAGCCAGAGATAAATCCTGATGTAAGTTGACTATTTGAGTTATGTGTCACTGTTTGTTTAGTGACTGTGGTTTTTAGTGCTGGTTCTACATTACGAACGAATTTTGTTAAAACGTTACCAGTCATCTTTTCCAATCCTTGACTACCAGCCATTACGGTGATAGTATCTAACATAAAGGGAACTGGTTCTTTATTATTGTTCAATGAAGACAAAGTACTATTAGTATCGGGTATTTCAACTTTTTTTCCAACTGAGTTGAGTACACCGATTTGAGTTATAACAGCTTTCTTATCATCAATTGCGCTCATTATTCAGTTCCACTATCTTCAACACTTTTTCTAGCCTCATCAGCCATTCTCATTAATTCCTTTTTTGCTTCATCACTCAATGTGATTTGTTGAGAACTATCTCCGGTATTAGCTGAATCGTTGATGCCTTTCTTAGCAAAAACAATATCTTTTAATATCTTGACCAAGATGATTTTTTGATCGTTAGTTCTTGCAATAGCATTCATTAAATTTACAATGTCTTTACCCATTGCAGCTACATTACCCTCATCTTTCACCATTGGTGACCATCTAGATAAAATGTTTGTAATCTGAGCTTTGAAATTGTGTGTATCGTTATAAATTTCCTGATACAGTTCGTTTAAGCTATCTTCATTGAATTGAAGTCTTTTTCTTTTAATACGTGCCATGTTTTTAAGTTTATTATAAATAGTACCACTTTGAAATTAGTACTCTTCACTCAAAAACTCGTTTTTCTGTAGGAAATATAACTCTTTATATTGCTTCATTGATGATCTAATCTCTTTAGTGGATAGATTAGTCTGTTCTTTAAGAAAGAGAAGAATTTTGTTTTTAGCAAAGTTATTAGATATTTTCTTATTGTAGATACCCACTTCCGTCTCTTCGAGAAATAATCTATGCCAGTTAGCCAGCACATTGATTATTGCTTCCCCAACGATTATCTCATTCTTCTTTAAACTTTTATCAGTATCAATTCGAACTCTTATATTTTCAACTATTTTATTAATTAGTTTTTCCTTTAAATCATGATCATCGGCATTGTCAATCTCGTAACTATAATCAGCATTTCTTTCAACCTCTTCATGATAATCTTCAAAAGTTAGATTTGTGATTTTTTCGTTAAAGCTCTTTTTACTCCAATCCTTATAAAAATTTCTCACAATCGTTTGACAATAACTGAAAGCCTTAACTTTCATCCCCGCTTTATTTAGTGTGTTCTCTTTAAAGCCAATCATTTTTTCTATTAAATGGGATAGAGCATTTTGTTCAACTTCTAACATATCGTAATTACCGATATGTATAGGATAGCGTCTCAAAATAGATTCAGTCATAATTTTAAATGGATTTCTTAAAATCTCATTATATAATTTATGACGCAATGCCGTTGAGTCAGTTTTGATATAGTCAATCAAAGCCTGTTCTTCTCTATTTCCAAAATAAGGTTCTTTTCCTTCACCTTTTTTTCTCTTTCCCATAACCAGAAATAC